TCTTGCTACTCCTGTGCTTGCTGGTCTTGGTACTCCTACCAAACAGTTCTCTAGCTGTGTTCTTATTAGATCAGATGATGACTTAGATTCAATCTTTGCATCAGGAGAGATGATGGCCAAGTATGCCAGCAAACGTGCTGGTATTGGTCTAGAGATTGGTCGATTGAGAAGTCTAGGATCACCAATACGTGGTGGAGAAATTCAACACACAGGTATGATTCCATTCCTTAAAAAATGGTTTGGTGATCTACGTTCATGTTCACAAGGTGGTATTAGAAATGCGTCGGCTACTGTATTCTATCCAATTTGGCATCATCAGTTTGATGACCTCATTGTACTTAAAAATAACCAAGGCACAGAAGAAACCCGGGTTCGTCATATGGATTATGGGGTCGTGCTCAGTGCCTTTTTCTGGCGCAGATTCAAAAACAAAGAAAACATCACGTTCTTTGATCCCAATGAAGTTCCGGACCTTTACCAAGCGTTCTACGCTAATACATCTTTGTTTGAAGAACTCTACGTCAAATACGAAAAGAGAACAGATCTCCGCAAGAAAGTAATGGCTGCAGAAGATGTGTTCAAAGGTGGTATACTAAAGGAGCGGACTGATACTGGACGTATCTATCTTGTATTCATTGACAATGTAATGAATCAAGGACCATTTGATCCAGACTACCATACCATTTATCAGTCAAACTTGTGCTGTGAAATACTTTTACCTACTAGGCCCTTTAAGCGCCTCGATGATGCTGATGGCCGCATCGCTTTGTGTACTCTTGGATCGATCAACTGGGGAGCATTCCGCAACCCTGAGGATATGCGTCGCGCTTGTCGTATTCTTAACCGCAGTCTTAATAATATTTTGGACTATCAAGATTTCTTGAGTATTCAAAGTAAACTCAGTAATGATGAAATTCGCCCACTGGGTATTGGTGTTACTAACCTTGCTTATTGGCATGCCAAGCGTGGCTTTGCATATGGCGAAAGAGATGCACTAGCAGAAGTTAAATCGTGGATGGAACATCAGGCCTATTACTTAACTGAAGCCAGCGTTGAGTTGGCTCGTGAACGAGGTGCCTGTTTACATTCAGACAAAACTCGTTACGGCCAAGGTGTATTCCCTTGGGAACTACGTGCCAAAGGCGTCAACGAACTTGCCGACTTCTCCCCTGAACTGGACTGGGAAACATTGCGTACCAACATGAAACAGTACGGTGTTCGCAATGCCACACAAATGGCTGTGGCTCCTGTAGAATCTAGCTCAGTGGTTATTAACTCAACCAACGGTATTGAAATGCCAATGAGTTTGATCACGGTGAAAGAATCAAAAGCAGGTAGTTTAACACAGGTAGTTCCTGAATACCATAAGTTGAAGAACAAATATCAACTAATGTGGGAACAAAAAGATTGTGATGGTTATTTGAAAACAGCCGCTGTGATTGCTGCCTATACTGATCAAAGTATTAGTACTAATACATTTTATAACCCAGCCCACTTTGCAGACCGCAAAGTTCCAACCACATTGATTGCCAAGAACTTGATGCAGGCACATTATTGGGGGCTTAAAACATTTTACTACAGTTTGATCAACAAAGCTGGTAGTAAATCAACTAATACACAGTCTAATAATGTGCAAGCATTAGAGCCTGTAAACTATGACAACGTCGAAGACTGCGAAAGTTGCAAACTATGAGCAAACAACAATACAATTTAAACACAAAAACCGATTACCTACAACGAAAGATGTTTTTAGACCCAGCAGGACCTGTGACCATTCAACGTTTTGAAGAAGTTAAGTACAACAAGATTCAAAAGTTTGAACAAGAAGCACGTGGATTCTTTTGGGTGCCTGAAGAAGTATCATTGACTAAGGATGCAGCCGACTTCAAAGATGCTTCCGACACAGTGCGTCATATCTTTACATCAAATCTATTGCGTCAAACAGCGTTGGACAGTTTACAAGGTCGTGCTCCAACGCAAGTTTTTACTCCAGTATGCTCAATCCCTGAACTAGAAGCATTGATGTACAACTGGGGTTTCTTTGAAACTAACATTCACAGTCGTAGCTACAGCCATATCATTCGTAATATCTACAATGTGCCCAAGGATGTGTTTAACACAATTCACGACACACAAGAAATTATCTCAATGGCTTCCAGCATTGGACGTTATTACGATGCCCTACACGTTCTTAACTGTCGTAAAGAATCCGGGGAAGAGATTGATGAACGTGAACACATCAAGGCTATTTGGTTAGCACTAAACGCAAGTTATGGTTTAGAAGCATTCCGCTTTATGGTTTCATTCGCTACAAGTTTGGCCATGGTTGAGAATCGCATCTTTATCGGTAACGGTAACATCATTAGTTTGATTCTTCAAGATGAAATCTTACACAAAGAATGGACTGCTTATATTATCAATCAAGTGGTCAAAGAAGATCCACGCTTTTTAGCCGCCAAGGTTGAGTGTGAAGCTGAAGTGTACGCTATGTATCAGGATGTTATACGCGAAGAAAAACAGTGGGCTGATTACTTGTTTAAGTTTGGTCCTGTGATTGGTCTTAATTCTGCCATCCTCAAAGACTTTGTTGATTACACAGCCGCTGGTGCTTTAAAGGAAATTGGTATCAAGTATCAAACTCCAGCACCAAAGACAACACCTATTCCTTGGTTTAACAAACACGTGAACACAAGTAACAAACAAACAGCGTTGCAAGAAAATGAGTCAACTAATTATGTAATTGGCGTAATGTCTGACACACTTGACTACGACGCACTGCCCCAGTTATAATTAGGAAATCAAAATGAAGAAAAGAAACTACACACCCGAAACAGTAAAAAAGTTACAAGGATCGGTTCAAGTTGAACATACCTTGGCCAAGCGTGGCGCTAAAAAATTACGTGAGTTATTGGCAACAGAACCTTACGTTAATACACTAGGTGCATACAACGGACAAATGGCTGTACAACATGCCAAGGCAGGCCTTAAGGCAATTTATTTGTCAGGCTGGCAAGTAGCGGCAGCAAACAATACACAGAACACCACATATCCAGATCAAAGTTTGTATCCAGTGGACTCTGTGCCTAGAGTGGTCAAAGGTATCAACAATGCTTTTCGTCGCGCTGATCAGATTGAGCACTCGGAAGGTAAGGTAACCACAGATTATTTTTTACCTATTGTAGCAGATGCTGAAGCCGGTTTTGGTGGTGCGTTAAATGCCTATGAATTAATGTATCACATGATTGAAGCCGGCGCCGCCGGAGTACACTTTGAAGATCAACTGGCCAGTGAAAAGAAATGCGGACACTTGGGCGGTAAAGTACTTGTACCAACACAACAGATGATTCGCACACTCAATGCCGCTCGGTTGGCAGCAGACGTAGCCGGAGTTGATACAGTGATTATGGCTCGTACAGATGCCGAAGCCGCAACATTGATTACCAGCGATATCGATCCAGCGGATGCTCCATTCATTGATGGAACACGTACAGAGGAAGGCTTCTATAACTTTAAGAATGGCATTGATGCCTGTATTGCTCGTGGCCTAGCCTATGCCCCTTATGCTGATTTACTTTGGTTTGAAACATCAACACCAGACTTAGCACAGGCCCGCAAGTTTGCTGATGCTATTCACGCACAGTATCCAGATCAACAGTTGGCCTATAACTGCTCTCCAAGTTTCAACTGGCGCAAGTTTTTGTCAGAAGATGAATGTGCTGTGTTCCAACAAGAGTTAGGTAAGATGGGTTATAAATTCCAGTTTATTACATTGGCAGGATTCCACTCAGTTAACCTAGCAACATTTGAATTGGCAGAAGCATACAAGGCACGTGGCATGGCTGGTTACAGTGAAATGCAACAACGTGAGTTTGCAGCGCAGGAACGTGGATTTACAACAGTTAAACATCAACGTGAAGTTGGAGTAAGTTACTTTGATTTAATCAGTGAAGCAGTAGGAGCAACCAGCACTGTAGCAAATAAAACATCAACTGAACACGATCAATTCTAAGGAGAAAATATGAAAGCAGTAGTATGGTCAAAGTATCATTGTCCTTTTTGTGATCAGGCAAAAGCATTACTAACACAAAAAGGCATTGAGTTTGAAGAAAAGAAAATTGGTGATGGTTATACCAAAGAAGATTTATTAGAAGCTGTACCAACAGCTAGAACAGTTCCGCAGATATTTTTAGATGGTGAATTAATCGGCGGATTTACAGAACTTAGAAAACATTTACAAGGATAATATGCAACTCGAAAAAGAACTAATCTACACTATTAAAATTTCCAACGGTGATGAAATTGTAACCAAAGTAATTGATATTGACGAACACGGTAACTTTTTAATCAGCAAACCACTAACAGTAGTACCCGGCCCACAAGGCATTCAGATGATCATGAGCTTGTTTACAGCAAATCCTGACAAAACCATGACACTAAATAAAACAGCATGTTCAATGGTTGCTCTAGCACGCGACGAAGTACGTGACAGCTATATTGAAGCAACTACAGGTATCAAGCCTGTGAGCAGTAAAATTTTAATGGGATAAATCAATGCCAAAGGCACAACGTCAGGGAGATCCAAACATGGGAGGTGGTCTTATCACTAGAGGTGATAAATCAGTCCTAATCAATGGTCGCCCGGCGGCTTATCCTAATATTCCTGTAACTCCGCATCCACCATGTAGCCCAAAAAATCCCATACATTGTGTAGCTGTAACTCGCGGTGGAAGTCCAAGTGTATTTGTTAATGGAAAACCGTTGTTGACTGGAGGGGACAAGGATACGTGCAGTCATGGTCGTTCATTGGGTGGAAGTCCCGATGTTATAGTTGCCGGCGGTGGCGGCGGTTTTGGAATTGGCACAGTGGCCAGTATTGCTGGTAAATTTTTATAATGACAATATTAGGTACACTAAGCGCAGTTAATCTTATTGCCGGCGCAGGCATACTAGGCAATGTTGGCGGTGTTGCTATTGGAGCCAATGCTGATTTAACCAGCAACATCAGTTCCTATACAAGTGTACCTGTAGTAAGCCAATTTGCTGCAATTGCCAGCACTGGCTATATTTCAATTAATATTGTTGCCAATACATTTCCGGCACTGACCAACGCTGTGCCAACTGCGTATCAAGGAACGTTGGGCTCTGGTAATACTATGACAGCAATAATAACCACCCAATCCAATGATATTTTGGGCGGAGGCGATTTAGGAAAATTTGAACAGATATTCAATGCATCAAGTGGATATCAACAACAGGCCAACGATTTTATCAAAAGCACAATCAATGCCACTGATTCAAATGTCGTGACAGGATTTACAAGTCAAGATAACACCATTACTGGAGGATTCAGTGACGTTACACAAGCCTTTGCGGCATTTAGTCTAGATGTTGCACAACTAGGGTCGCTGATTGATCTGGGAAATTTAAACAATTTAGGCAGTCCTGCAGCCTTGTTAGAACAGGTGTCAGCATTGAGTAATCCGCCTCCCGGATTAACAACTGCTTTGTTGAGTGTAGGTATATCTCAAGACACAATCGACAACATTGGCACCACAGCATTTACACCAGCTGAAGAAAAATTAATTTATCAAGCAATGACCACTGTAACTGGTAGCGATCTAGCACAAGTTTTAAAATTATTACGAGTGACCACAGCAAATATCACTACAATGGCTGACTTGTTAAATCCTTATAAATTATTTCCTCGTAGTTACATAACTCTAACAGCACCCACTGCCAGTGGATTGCGTGGAATTTATGTTGATTCCTCTGGTTCGGTAAACTCAAACTTGGCAACTACATTGCCGGCTAGTGTGTTGGCACCACTAGAAGGTAATCCTTTGCAGAATCAAACAAACAATACACTATGAGCACTTACAGTCAATTAAAACAAATTATACCTGCAGACCAGGCATTGTCAAACAAAGCCTTGCAAGCGGCATTTGAACAAATTAAAACAATTTTTGACAGCTCATTACCATTGGTTGCGAGAGCAACTGCCGGATTAGAATCAAATGTGGGATTAAATTTAATCAACGACTTAACTGAACCGTTGCCGGCCAACGTAATAGCATATTTTACCACAACCTTTGCTACTGGCACTGGTGAAGATGGATTATTTTTATTAGCAGATTTTATTGGAACACCTGCTGGTTGGGTACACAATGAAGCCTTGGCCAACACCACGGCTATACTAAATGCAATGACAGCAAACGGAACGTTTTCTACATTGACTAATCCAACTACTGGAATTTACACAGTTATGGCAACTACAGCATCCGGTGCTTATACAGTATGTACTGAAATAGATCCAGGTCCACCTCAAGTACTCAGTTGTGTTACTACTATACCCGGAGGATTACCTGGTGCTGGTACTTACACAGCTGGCAGTGCATCTGCATCAATCCAGTCAGCATTCACCGATGGACTTATTCCAGCTATGTTGTCAGCGGTAGCAACTATTGTATCAAATAACAGCACCAATGTAGCACAAACTACAACCAATTTTAACAATATGTGTTCTCAAATTATTTTGGAAGATACTAATCTTGAGTTAGCTGGGGTAGTATTAGCCGATTTAGTGGTTGGCCAACAACCAATGAGCCTTGTAACCGGTTTGCCATCTGATGGTAGAGATACCGCCGAAGGTGGTGCAGCCTATATCATGCAAAGTTTAGCAAATGTAAATTCTATTGGCGGTCAAGCAATAATCAGTACCATGAGAGAAGCACGCAATCAAGATAGATTGGGCAGTGCTGGAATTATCACTGATATTGTTATCAGTGACGAAGTTCCTGAACCTCAAGCAGATTTGGGTACAGGACAATATACTGTAGCACAGGCAACCAGTCAAAAAATTATTTGACAAATTAATTTCTAGATGCTATACTCATAATATAGAATTTAGAAAGGACTCGTAAAATGTCAGACCAACAAAATAATCAAAAACAACCGCCAACAAATCCATGGGGTCCTTGGGCTCAGTATCAAGAAGAACAAACCAAACTTTGGTTAAATTATTGGACCGGGGTATTGAATAGTTTGTTTAATACGGATCTTAAAAAATGAGCGAACCAATTACAGACGTTTATGATGTAGTAGGCAGAGTTACTGCTACACTGTTAGAAGAACACGATCCATTGGCCTTGGCCGCGGTACTGATGGTAATGGGTATGCGTATCTATAAAACAGTGTTGGAACCAGCCGAGTATCAGCAAATTGTAGATGATGTGGTCAGCAAGCGTGATCGAGTGATACCCATTGATACCACTGGCCCCACACTACAATAAAAAACTCTTATAAATCAATGACTTACAACCCCTAGAAATAGGGGTTTCTTTTGGTTGACCAGAAATGCTCGTTTTGCTACAATATTACATACAGTTAAATTTTGGAGCAAATATGTTTGAAACAGTTATTAGTCAGTTGGTTAAAGTAGAACTTACAAACGAGCCTGTTAAAACAGAATGGTTCAACGGCTGTTTGTTTGTCAGTCCAATTACTTCAGAACAAGCCAACCGTGTGGCTCGTATGTTGCGAGATCGTTCGGGGCTTAATTGCAGTCTGGGTCATGTTGAAGTTACGCCAATCGGCGACACAGGTGAATATGCCTTTGACTTTGTTCCAGTACCTGAAGAAATTTATTCACCATACTTAGGTGCGGTATGAAAGATACGGCTTTCCGCAACTGGTTACGTCAAATTTGGTTGGAAAACTGTCGCGAACGTGATGAATTTGGTGATCCTAAATTGCCCATGCAAACCTACTTTCAACGCTACAAATACTGGCTAAGGAGAGAATATCGTTTTCAAACTCAGCGGAATAACTTGCGATGACTCAAACCCTGGAACAAGCCTTTGAAATTATTGAAGATTTTTTTGTGGCCAATCAAATACAGGACCCATTGCAGGGTATGGAAATCATGGTTAAACATTTTAAACAGTTAAACACACAAGAACAGCAAGCTCTAGCAACTTTTATGGATGCTAGCAAGAAAAAAACTCAATAAAATCAATGACTTAGCACACCTAGTATTTAGGTTGACCAGAAATACCCAATTTGCTATAATATTACTATACAGTTAGATAATAGGAGCTCGAAATGGAATACACAGTAGATCAAGTTAAAGCAATTGTAGCAGAAGCCAAAGCAGAAGCCCGTAAGGCCGCTGATGAGTTTTTCCAAACCAAACTAGGTGGGCAAGATCAGTATGCTTGCGGTTTTGCCTGGGTTGATATCTACGGTATCAAAGGCAATACAAAGTTAGGTAAAACTCTAAAAGCCGCAGGTATTGAGCGTAGTGATTGGAAAAAATGCTACAGTATTTGGAACCCAAGCGAGCACGGTGCTCAGAACATTGATACCAAAGAAGCTGGCGCTGTTGCAGCCGCCAAGGTATTTGAGAAATACGGTTTCCGTGCATACGCAGGTAGCCGTCTAGATTAAACAGGCTGTAATGGGCAGGTGCCTGCCTTGGGGAGCCTTGATACCCCAGAATGAGAAGCAGTCCGTTTGCTGGTTTTAGACTATAAAATAAAACCAGCACTTATTCAAAAGGAGCTTGATATGTACACAGAATTAGAACAAAAAGAACAAGTAGTAAGAGCACTTAAAGGCCCACAGTTTGATCGTGAGCGTCATGGTAGTTTGTTTGATCGAGGATCAGCCGACAGTTACTACGGTCGTTATGCCAACCCACATTGGTATCCACAAGGCAGTTACCAAGGCGATGCAGTTACTGAACTTACTCAGGCTGAGATTGATGAATACCTTGCTGGCTACGAATGGAATGAGTTGCACGGCGACAAAAAGAGTTGGGACTAATACTATGAAACCAAATCGCAAAATTGACCCTAAAGATTTTTATAAAAGCATTCGCATGACTCTACCTAAAAAAGATATCATGACATTTGTATCAGGCTTGCACGAGATTCAAGAAGCCATGATTGAAGAATTGGTTAGCCGTAAAGAGCAACAAGGCTTTCCAGAAGCCACAGAAGTTATCAACCACATTAGGAGCTTGTAATGGGATTGGACATGTATGCCTATTCAGCCGCTCGTGCCGGACAGAGTGAAGAGTTCTGGGACAGTGCAGAAATGGACAAAGAGACAAAAGAATTTGTTAGTCCAACAGTAAACAAGCCCAAAGAGATTGCTTATTGGCGTAAACATCCTAACCTACATGGGTGGTTCCGACAAGAATGGTTGAGTCAAGGCAATGACGGAGACTTCAATGGCGACGAACTTGAAATTGACTGGGCCATGCTAGAACGTCTAGAGTATGATGTTGTCAATGGCGAGTTACCTGGTACATCGGGATTCTTTTTTGGCAATGACGCAGATGAATATTATCGCGAACAAGATTTAGAATTTATCCGACAAGCTCGTGCAGAACTGTTTCTAGGACTGCGTGTATTTTATAATTCAAGCTGGTAGTAAATAATATGACAACAGGACCATATGTTGATGCACCGTCGGAAATTGTTGTTCCGAGGTTAAAAGATTTTGAAGGATTAAAGTTGGCCGCAGACTGGATTCGTGACCTTGAATCGAGCGACAGCAGAATACACAAAGAAAAAGTTATTGAGAAAGCCTTAATGGCCAGTAAACTAGGATCAGCAAATGCTCAATGCTTTTTGTTCAACTGCTACCAAGCCTACAACCCCTATTATGTATTTGGTGTAAAGCAAGTTCCGGAAACTCAAGGACTTGAACACATGCCTAATCCTTGGCCTAAGTTTTGGGCATTATGTGAAGCCTTGCGTACTCGTAGCCTAACTGGCCATGCTGCCAAACGCACAATTGAACAAACAGCAGAACTATTTGATTCAGAAGAATGGAATGGGCTATGTCGAAGAGTGTTGATCAAAGACCTACGTTGTGGCATTAGTGAAAAAACACTGAACAAAGTGTTGGGCAAAACAGAGTGGAAGATTCCGGTGTTTACTTGTCAGTTGGCCACAGACTCCGATAACCATGTTAAAAAATTAGTAGGACGCAAATACATTGAACGCAAGTTAGATGGTGTGCGTGTGTTGGCAGTGGTCAATCATGAAGCAATCGTACTATACAGTCGCAACGGCAAACCATTTGATAACTTTCCGCAGATTGCCGAAGCTATTCGTGCTTGTTTGCCTAAACTATACACTGGCTATGGCGCCAGCAAAAAGTTTGTGTTAGATGGTGAAATTGTAGGCGAAAGTTTTCAAGCCTTGATGCGTCAAGCACAACGCAAATCTGATGTTGAAACCAAAGATATGACTTACTGCATCTTTGATGTTATACCATTTGATGATTTTGAACGCGGTTGGTTCAATGCTCAACAAATGAAACGCACCAAATGGCTAGAGAAAATGCGTCCGGTACTTGAGTCAGAGTCAGTTCTAAAGGTTATGGATCATATTGAAGTTGATCTAGACACATCAGAAGGACACGACCAAATGCGGCGTTATGCTGAAGATGCTGTAGCTGATGGATTTGAAGGCATTATGATCAAGAACATTGAAGCACCGTATGAGTGTAAGCGTAGCAGTTTTTGGATGAAGTGGAAACCAGTTATCAGTGTTGACCTAACTGTGATTGGTATGGAAGAAGGTACAGGTCGTAATGCCGGTCGTTTAGGCGCACTTATTTGTGAAGGAGATGATAATGGACGTAACATTCGGGTTAATGTTGGTAGTGGTTTGTCTGATAGCGATCGTGACGTTTTCTGGTCCAATCGAGATTCCATTGTTGGTCACTTGGTTGAAGTCCAAGCTGACGCAGTTACGCAAAACCAAGACGGAACGTACTCGCTGAGATTT